GAATTCTACAAATACTTCTTCGATAGCTATTTCTTCTATGTAGACTTCTTCTATTTGCTCAAATATCTCTTGTATCTCTTGAGTTTGTTCTACAGTCAATACAACAGGGTCATACTCCATTGTTACAGATATATTATCTACATTAGGACCACCAAGCCGAGCAGGAGCATCGCCATCAACACCACTAATAAAAATATTTCCATAGTTAGAACCAATGCCTGTATACGAGACAGTATCTGTAAAATCTTTGCCATTAATGCCTGTAACATTTGTTCTCTCCTGTGTCGTTGTCGCTAACACATTTTGATCTTCATCTTGTATTTGTAGTCTAATAGTAAATGTGTCAGTAGCCCCACTTCTCCAACCACCTACACCACCTTCACCATTTTGTACTTCTACACTAGAGTTCAGAGTAATGCCATTATCAAGCATTTGTTGAGTTATAACATTATTATGAAGAGGAAAAGTCTGCTCAATACTGCCATAGTCTCCAAACTCTAGGTCGTGTCCTCCTGGACAACAATCTCCTATTCTTTGTGCATCACCTGATAATGTCCACCCTGTAGTGCCATCATCAAATGTGCCATTAGTAACTAAATTTCCAGTTGTGTCTCCGTTTGCCAGTAGAGGTATTAGTATTAGAATCCAAATATTTCTCATTTCCTAGTTGTTCCCATCGTTGTTTAGCTTGTTCGCCAATTAATCCATCTATAGGACATGGTGTTCCTGCATCCATCATAGACTTCCATACAGATTTATCTTGGCACATCAATGATATCGCTGCAACTTTCATACCTAACCCATTAAGTAGTTTTGCTTTCTTTCTTCTTTCGCACTCCATGTCATGGTAGTAAGTGCCCATAGATGTGCTAAAGCCAATAACAGTCATGCCGATAGAGAGGGGGATGACACAACTGTCTTGACCATAAACTGACATAGCAGGTGCTGATGATGTGTTTACAGCAGTCTTTTGATTCGTTGAATTATTTGTCGTATTAGTGGTTGTAGTGTTTGAGCTACTTCCAGACTGATATGTTGTAGAACTTTCATAGCCACCTGTTATTGCTGTGTTTGATCCTGCGTTGTTGCTTTGTGTATTAGTCGTTGCCCCAGATGATGTGACATCTGATACTGCATCTTCTATTGCATATCCCAATATTATAACTGTAAATATTATTACTGCTAGTAACAGTTTTTTTATCGACATTTCCATTTTCTTAGTGCCAATGCTTTTCTTGTTGGTCTACCTTTACTGTCTTTCATAGGTCCTTTTACTCCTGACATCCTTGCACAAAAACTTGCTCTGCGTTTTGCAGCTTTTGATCCTGGTTTTACTTTACCTGTTACAGGTCTTTTTAAATTAGAACCTTGTGTTCGTTTAAAAAACTTTCTACCTGCTTCGTTCAGTCCACCTGTTTTGCTTTGATATCTTTTTGCTACCATTAGTCATCCTTAAAAATTATATATAAAATTAACATGACACAAAATACTGATATTCCATAATTTAATGTGCATAGTTCAGGTTTCATATTATCTCCTTGTCGCAGCAGAACCAAAATAAAAACCTGCTACTGCTGATAAAAAGTGTGTGTCTGCTGTAGTAATAACTAAACCACTAACACCTTGAAATCTTATTACCTCTTCTGCACTACCAAATATCCACCAACCTGTTTTTACTTCTTCAAGATACATAAGATGTACTTGTAAGCTCGGGTCAATTAAAGGCACAATTTTTGGTAAAACAATAATAGATAGTACAGACAATAATGCCATCCATCTTCTTGTTACTGATTGAAAATGCCCACCATGTTTTCTTGCATCATCTACAGATGCACGTTCTATCTCTGATCTTTGCATAAGATACTTTTGTTGATCTGCTGCGTCTTTAGATTTTTGAGACCATATAGATAGTAGCCCAGTAAATAAACTCGATCCAAGCATCGTGATTACTTCAAAAGGTATCATCTTGATGGTGGTAGCTGCTCTACCCCTCCGAACACATCTTGCCCTGATTTTGTATTGCTCAGAGCAAAATCAGACAGCAATTCAATTTGATCTAAATTTTCACCTATAGAGTCTACTGTAGTAAATTTTATTACATTACCAACATTTTCTCCAAAGCTACCCAATCTACTTAATCCTTTATTATTCACTCTGTCTGCAAAATCTTTAGTCGTGTTGAACATTTCTGTAAAGAACTTTTTGAAACCACCTTTGCTATCTACTTTAGCAAATTTTCCTTTTCCATATTTTCCTGTTATAAACCTGTTGAACATCATCATAATTCCCAAACCTACTAATGGTCCTCCTAGCAAACTACCTGCTGTTGCAGTACCTGCGATAGGTATCAATGAGTTGAGAGATAGTCCACTCGAACTAGACAATGCAAACCTACGCATAAGGAATTTGCTTAAGTTTGGGTCAGGTTGAAAACCATCTAAGTATTTTGTAAACTTATCCAAGTCTCGTAAAGTAAAATTCAGATCGGCTTCTTTTATCATAGCTTTTGTTCTTTCTTTAACTTCTGTGCTACCTTTATCAAATGAAAATCCAAGTCTTTTTCTAATACCTGATGACTCGAAAGCACCTGTCTTTCTTAAACTTGCAAACATTGTGTCATCGAACATATTTTCAAATTCGTTCAATATTAGTCTTCTAAACTCTGGATTGACTTGTATAACTTTACCTGTTTCATCAGTAACATTCATTATTCTACTAAGTGATTTGATCCCTTGTGAGCCATTACTATTCATATAATAATCTAGCATTTCAGGTCCATCCATTTGTGTTTTTCCTTTATATGGTCTACCTGCTATAGATATTCTTCCATTCTTGATCTGTAATTTATTGCCTAAATTATCAGCTTGTGCAGAAATTTTTTCTAACCTTACAGCATCATCTATATTATCAATACCTGATTCTATATAATTAGAAAAATTAATAGCACCTCGATTGTTGTCAAGGAAATTTTCTTTCAATTTGTACTTTGTATCTGCATCAATTCTCAATCTTGATAAATTAGTTCCTGCTTCAACATCTTTTTTTGCAATAAGCTGTTTTATTATGTTTCTTATTTTTACAATATCTTGTGATTTTAATTTATCTTCTGGCATTACTCCTTGTCTTTCATATGCTCCGATTCTATTTTTCAAATTTCTAAGTCTAATGTCTATGTCTGCCAACTCCTGTGCTGATAAATTGTTTTTTGGACCTATAGTTTTGACCCCTGCTTTCAACCCTGTATAGTATTCTTGTTGTTTTGTTAGAGGTATTAAAGATTTTATATCTTTCGGCAAATCTTTAGAAAATTTTTGAGTAGTTTCTCCAAGTGCTTCTTTTAGAGTTTCGTTTAATTCTTTAGCTGCTTGTGCTAAAGATATTCTTTCTCCTGTTTCTTCTAAAACAACAGTTTCATATTTACCAAACTGTAATTTTTTACCAGTTCTTGGGTCTTTAGCTGCTCTTAAATCATCGTAGAATCTTGTATACAACTTATCAACTTCTACTGCCTTTCTTGCTGCTTGATGTTGAACATTTCTAAGTATTGTCATAGGCATATCTTTGATAAATTGATCGGAAACAGTAGGATTCCTTACAATTTGATTTTTTTCTATTACAAAAGCATTGGGATTAAAAAACCCACTTCTTTGTTTTATAGCATTTTTTTCAACACCTTCTGTGGCAGATAAAAAGAGTTCTTTCAATGTGTTTTTAAAAGCAATTTTAGAATCTCTACCTACTATAGGCAGGACTCCCAAAGCATCTGAATATCCTCTTAGTGCTTCACCAAAGTCTCTAGCACCATAAATCATATATCTTGTTGGACTAACATTTTGCTCTAACAATTCTTCTTCGAGTTCTTTAATAATTTCATCTTGTTGTCTTATTCTATCTTTATATGATTCTTTACCTGCTTTAATCTTATCTTTTGCTTTTATTTTTTTATCGATTTTTTTTAGTGCAGCATCACCAAGACCTGCAAATCCTGAAGATATTTTTTTACCTAAAAACTTTGTACCTTGTATACCTTTATCTATAGCACCTGTTAATGCAGTATCTACCATGAATGTGTTTACAACATCTTGACTTATTTTTTCAATCGGCTTTGTTTCAACTCCAGGCATATATTTTTTTGTAAAAAATACATTTAACGCATCAAAAACAGATTGACCTCCTGCCCCACCTGCCCCAACTGATGCACTATATCCAACGAAACCTTTTCTAGCTGCACCTATGCCACCTGCAACATTTCCTACAATCCTAAAAGCATCTTCTAGGTAACCAGGCAGATAGCCAGGATATTCATCCTCTGATATTATTCTATACTCAATAGCTTTTTCTCTTATCTTCTTATAATATTCTTCTTTGCTTATGTCTCCTTTTTTTACGAGAGATGCACCTTGTATTTTGAGAGATTCGAAGTCATCTGCTATATCTTTTTTTATTCTTCTTCTTTCGAAAGCTCTTAGTTCTTCACTCATTTTGACCTCTTAATAGTTCCTAAAATCATCTGCTGACATATCTAAACTTTCATCGTAATCAGGCGTATTGGATGTGCCAGAATATATGTTATCTGAAGTTCCTGGTAATGATTCACCCATATCTTCAGAAAATCCTAAATCAATAGTGTCCAGTCTTTTTATTATATATTCTGCATTTTTAACATTATTTCTTATCCTTGATCTGTCTACTTCTCTCTCTGCAAGTTTGTACTCATCTTTGAGTGCCTGGACATCAGAAGCATACTTGTCTCTTATCTCTCGATATTTTTCCCTTGCTCTAAAATCTGATACACCATATTGTGGTACTTCTGTTTCTGACAGTTGAAAATAGTAAACAGATGGTCTGCCTGTTACAGACTGTGCCTTGAAAGTAAGAAGATCGTTTCTTAATCTCTCGAAAGTGGCTCTAGCTTGTCTTTGCTCTTTAAATATATCTTGATTGAATTGTCCTGCAAACTCACTCAAACTTGCCCCTGCCATATCTACAACATTAAAAGCATTGTGTAAATTCAAATCTGCTTTTTCTTGTTCTTCCGTATACTCACTTTGTGGAAATTCAAAAACACCTGCTTGTCTTACTTTTCTTTCTTTAAGTGCATCGAATTTTTCTGACAACTCTATTTTTTTTAACATTTCATCTACTTTATCACTACCTAGAGATTCTAATAGTTTTGCTGTTTCAGCACCTGCCTGTAAACCTCTACCTAGTTGTGATGCAAGGTTTTCACCTGCTTGTCTAGGTTTCAATAATTCTAAACTACCACGAAGTATAGCTGCGTTTATCAAGTCTTTATTATTGAAGTTACCTGCCGATCCAGGAATAATGAGATTACCGAGTAATCCTCTGAAACCACCAACTTCTTCACTATCTTTTTTCATGTCATCCAAGATACTCATGTCAAAATTCCTCCATAATAACTAGATAAATCTACAGGTTGTATGTTTATGCCAGGCATGGCTTGTTGTTGCACCATAGGCAACATTTGTGGTTGTGATTGTTGTAAAAGCCCACTCAAAGCACTCAATGCTGTCATTGGATTTGCTTGTGCCATGCTAGATGATGCTACTGTAGGATCGACTAAAGGGTTTATCCCAAACTGTTGTTGGAACATACTTGCTACTTCAGGCGACATATTGTTTAGTAATGTATTTGTCGGAGTTTGTGCTCTTAAAAATTCTTTGCCTGTCGGACCTCCTAAACCAAGCATATTCATTATTGTGTTTCCCATCATCCTAATAATCCTCCTAGTAATGCTCCACCCAATATATAAGGGTTAATAGCTGCTAATCCTGTTGCACTTGGAGCTGCTGTAAATGGAACTAAACTACCTAGTCCTGCTCCTCCTATTGCACCTGCTAATGCACCTGGTCCACTTGAACCTGGTCCAGTAGTTGTTATCGTACCTGGTAAAATACTACCTGCTACAATGTTACCATATTGTCCTAGTGCTTGACTTGGTGCTGCTTGTTCAAATGCAAATCTCTGCATAGCTTCTGTTATAGGTTGTTGTGCTCTTACATCCTCTGCTCTACCAACTGTTGCAAGTGTCTGTGCAGGTTGCGTAAAAGTGCTCATAATACTTGGTGCAAGTCCTAATGTTGCAGCTTGTGTTCTTAACACATCTCCATACACATCTCCATACAATCTTGATGCAACATCGGCTTGTTTCTGAGCAACATCTCTTATAACTTCTGCTTCTAGTATTGCTTGTCTATCTCCACCTAATTGTCCTGCTTGATTAGCACCCCTTCTTGCTTGTTGCAATAATCTTGCTCCTGTTTCTTCTATAGGTCTAAGTTGTGCCTGTAAAGACTGTTGTAGCATAGGGTCTTGAAACCTTTGTGCAGGGCTCATTAGTTGTTGTTGAAACGCAGGTACAAGTGATCCAAGACCAAACACACCTTGTGCTGCTGCTGCTTGTCTCAACGCATCCTCTGATGCAAGTGTTGTTGCACTAGGTGCTGCAAAAGTTCTGCTAGGAAAGAACTGTTGTGGTCCTGCCCTAAACTGTCTCTGTGCTTCTGAATATAAGTCTGTTAAATAAGGTGCTTGTACTGATGATGGCTCACTTCTTTGTACTTGTGTGCCACTACCACCACCACCTCCTCCACCGAAGCTCATAGTGTATCTCCTTTAATGTATGGTTGATAATTCTTTGCCAAGAACTGTGTATGTTTGTTCATATCCATGTTTCTCCAATTTCTTTATAAATCCTTTCCTACAAAATGTTTCCATAGCATGGCAATCATTAGATTCTGCCCATGCCTCTATAACTGATATAGAATGTAACCAGTTATCTATTTCTTCCCCACCTAACGTAACTACTCTGCAAACCTTCTTTCTTGGATAATTTACAATCTCTGTTGTAACAACTGCTTTTATGTCTGCATTATTATCGAATACTATCCATAGTTGCATTTTTGCATCTTTACAAAAGTTATAGATGTCTTTGGCAGACATTTCTTCTTGTCCTTTTTTCGATGCTAATTGTATAAAAGGTAAACAAGCATCCCATATTTCATCAATCTCTTGCGATGGTATACCTGTTAAATATGTTGTCATAGCTTTGTGTAGTTCCCTGCTGCGTTTACAAAATAGATGCCCTCACCACTACCAGGATCAAAGTTAGTGCCATCAGCATAAACAATGTCTCCTTGTTTTTTTCTAGCAGGTGTTGCATTTTTTACCTCAATAAATGTTGTTGGGTTTTCTTCTAATGCACCTTGTAGTTTGAGCAACTCCTCAAAGATATATCTTGGTAAATCTTCAGGGTCGCTTGGTACAGGGTTAGGTGAATACTTTGGTGCTTCTGCCATTATTTATTCCTTAATTTTTTTCTTTTAGCTTTGAGCATAAGTTCATCTTTTTTCCTCAAATCTTTTAATATTTTATTTTTTCTATCGAATCCTGTAAAAGTTGTTTCTGGTACAACACCTGCAAAACCTCTACTTTTTAAATACTCATTATCTAATTGTGTTCTTAGTTTAGAACTAGCATCTTTCTTACCTCTGTAAAACCTACTAGGCGATGGTTTTAATGCCTTATTAGCTTTTCTTTCATCTAAAAACCTTCTAAATCTATTCTTCAAACTAGCCATTATCTTTCTCCTAAGACTTCATACTCTAAATCATATCCATTGAGTTCAAACTCACTGTTACTTGTATGCTGAAACCTTACAGCAATAAATTTACCTGTTGCTCTACAGTCTACCTTGTTTTGTGAGTTAGGGTCAAAACTTTGTGCAGCAGCAAAAGTATATGTACCATTAGGCGATAAAGAACTACCGACAGATATGTTTACTGTACCTGTACCTTTAACTCTTGGTGTTAATTTTCTTACCTGCTTTACAGTATTGTTGTTACCATCAAGGGTAAGTCCTTTTCTTTCTACAGTTGTAATAAAGTTTTCATTGTCAAACTGTTGCCCAAAGTCTCCACGATACAGTTTAGTATCGCTTGTACCTGCAAACAGAATACTTCTTTCTGTAGGATTAAATAATCTATCTCCATAAGTACCTGCTGTAGTAGTCCATGTACCTGACTGTGTATTCCATGTGTTTGTTGTAGCACCAGGATCAACAATACCTGGTCCTATATGATAAATGTCAGGTAAGTCTCTAAATGTAAAACTATTGTCTACATAGTTATAAATTAGTGCTTTATTACAAAATTGTGAACCTAAGCTAGGATAAGATATCCACATTTCAGATTTTTGCACATTGTGTGTTACAAAAGTTAGTTGGTAATAACTACTATTGATATCTTCAAATAAATGCTTTTTGATAGCATTGGTTGCAACTGACTGTTTAGATACACCATTGTGAACTATAACATCACCTTGAGTTACAACAAAATGTTTACCCTCAAACTCTTGCACACAGTTTCTAGTCAATATGCCTGTATCGTTAAATAGCTTCTTAAAACTAAATACAAGATTACCACCTATATAATTAGCAATCCAAGTCGAGTTGCCTTTGTAAATGATAAATGATTCTTTGAGTGCAAGACCATCTATGATCTCATCTGCTTCATCACCTATAGTTACTGCACCTGCATCATTCGTTGCTGCTGCTGTCCATGTAGATGGAAAGTTAAAATCTTCTGCTGTATCACCCCATCTAACTTTGTTAGGTAAATTTGTACCACTTTCTGTAAGATTAAGAGCCATAAGGTAATTACCAAATGCCTTGATAGTCTTGCAAGTCGTGTTTGATGGCCAGTTAGGTAAATCGCTAAATGCACTCGCACCTGTCGTAGCTAATGCTTGTGGATCATCTATACCATTACAAAGTATCGGTAGACCATTATATATTGTCCCTGTCCAGTTACCGACTGTAGCCAAGTTTGTTGAATAATCACCACCTGATGCTCTTGTAAAATCTGTATGTGTTGATGTTCCACTTAGTCTGTAAATCTTTGCAGTACCTGCGTAAAACCAAAATGAGTTTACATCATAAGACCAGTTTATTACAAAATATGGAGCAACTGTTGGTGTGCCAAACACCTGGTCATGTCCTGTAATTTTTTTTGCAGCACTATCGGCAAACCTTACATTCGATGCTTCTGAGTAGAACTCAAAAGGTATGATTGTATTGTTTACATCTTTTATAAGACCTTTCGGTGGAGGTGCTTGAAATACAGGCATCTATGCAGTCCTTTTCCACATATATACTACAATA